TACTATGGCTAACGAAGCCATTCATTATAAAATTAATCCAGGAACAATGATAATCTTTCCAGGTTATGTACCACATCAATATGTTGTTGATGCAGGACTAGATCCTTTTAGATTTATTCATTGGAATATTAAAGCTGTTGAGACAGCAATATCTAAAGAAAGGAGCATTAGAGATGAGCTTCCAAAAAAATAAATACACAGTATTAAAAGGAGTCATATCTCCTGAACTAGCTAAATTTGTAACAGAGTATTTCTTGCTTAAAAGAAAAGTTGCAAGAACTTTATTTGATGAGAGATACATATCACAATTTACAACCGAGTTTGGTGTATGGAATGATGAGCAAGTTCCAAATACCTATTCACACTATGCGGACATAGCAATGGAAACCTTACTAGAATGGGTTAAACCTGCTATGGAGAAACACACTAAATTAAAACTAATCCCTACTTATTCTTATGCAAGAATATATAAAAAAGGAGACATTTTACATCGACACAAAGATAGATTTAGTTGTGAGATATCTACCACTCTAAACTTGGGTGGTGATCCGTGGCCAATATATTTAAGTCCAAAAGAGAACGTTGGTATTCCAGATGATAAAAAAGGAATAACAGCAGCAAGTAATGCCAAAGGAGTTAAAGTAGATTTAAACCCTGGCGACATGTTAATTTATAAAGGAATGGAATTAGAGCATTGGCGAGAAGCATTTGATGGAGAAGATTGTGCGCAAGTTTTCTTGCATTACAATAAAGTATCTAAAGAAGCCGAACTTAACAAATTTGATAAGCGGCCACATTTAGGACTTCCATCTTGGTTCAAACGCTGATATAATATTTAGATGGGGGCAGTACTCCACCACATACCTACTGTCCCCTTTTAAGGATTATATATGTTAGGATTTAGCGCATTTTCAGAATTTCCATTTGCAACGGTTGCAAATGATAATAATGTTATTATTTCAGTTACTGGAAATCAATTAAACATAACAATTGGTAGTGTTGGTATTATTGCTGATTCTATTGTTGAAGATGCTGTAGGAAGTCAAGTAACCCTTGGATTAGGTACTTTAAGTATTTCAGGTGGAGCTAGTTTTATCGTTACAGGAAACCCTACTACTTTAGGTATTGGTACAATAACAGTAACTGCGGCAGCTAATGTTTTTCCTACTGGAAACGCATTGACGATAGCCACTGGAAATGTTACAGTATCGGGAAGTGCATTAGTAAATCCTACAGGAAGCTCTTTGGTTTTAGATAGTAAAGAGCCAGGAATTATTACATGGAATGATATAATACCAGGAGTAAACATGGTTTGGACACCAATAGAACCTTATTAATATGGCATCAAATTATTCATCAGATTTAACATTAGAACTTATTACAACCGGTGAGAAAGCTGGTCTATGGGGATCTATAACTAATACTAATTTACAAATTTTACAACAAGCAGCATCTGGTTATGCTACTGTTTCAATGAGTGGTGGAGCCGATGTTACTTTAAGTTTAGCCGATGGTTCATTAGCTAATGGAAAAAATTTATATTTAAAACTAACTGGTACTATGACAGGTAGTAATAGTTTAATTATACCTGCTACATCAACAGGTGGAACAGTTACTAGAGTTTACATCATTGAAGATGCTACAGATAGAACAACAAATAATTATACAATCAATATTAAAACTTCAGGATCTTCTAATCCCATAGCTTTACCAGAAGGTGCTAACATAATTGTTAGATCAGATGGAACAGATACGGCATTAGCTTTAATTCAAAAAGGAATTAAGAATATAAATTCTGCAAGTGTTGTAAGTTATACTGCAGTTAATGGAGATCAAATTGTAGTTGATACACAAACAAACACAGTAGTAGTTACATTGCCTGCTACTCCAAATGTTACTGACGAAGTAACAATTATGGATGGATCTGCGGCGGGTGGTTTTGGTACTAACGCTGTAACTGTAGCAAGAAACGGATCAAATATTAATGGCGCAGCTGCTGATTATACAATGAATGTAAATAATCAATGTGTAACTTTCATTTATGCTAACGCTACTAAAGGTTGGTTATTAAAATCAACTAATCAATAGGAGGCAAACATGCTTACTGAAATTAAGTTTGCTCCAGGAGTTGATAAACAAGATACATCAGTTGGAGCTCAAGGCCGTTGGGTTGATTCAGATAACGTAAGGTGGAGATATGGATTACCTGAAAAAGTTGGTGGTTGGCAATCATTACTTAATGAATCTATCGTTGGTGTTGTTAGAAAACAGCACGCCTTTGTAGATATATCTGGAAATAGATATGTAGCATTAGGTACAGATAAATTTTTACTTATATACTTTGAAGGTCAGTTATATGACATTACACCTTTAGCAACTACTATCTCATCTGCTACAATAACTACATTTGATACTTTAACATCTTGTACAATTACTACAGCAACATCTCATGGTTTAAATATTGGTGATATTGTTTTATTAGATAATGTAACTTTACCTGTTGGTACTGGATATACTAATTCAGATTTTGAAGATAAATTATTTCAAGTTATAACAACTCCAACATCAACAACATTTACCATTACACAAACTTCTGCTGCAACAGGTAGTGTATCTGGAGGAAGTATAGATATTAAACCTTATGAATACGTTGGCCCCGCTGCACAAACCTATGGTTATGGTTTTGGTGTTGGTCAATATGGTGGTACGATATCTGGAGCTAACTCAACTACCATAAATAATGGTGGTAATTTTACAGCAGGTGCTACTTCTGTAGTATTAACTGATTCTTCAGTTTTACCAGCAAGTGGTATTTTATTAATTGGTAGTGAGTTAATGGATTACTCAACAAACAACACAGGAACAAATACTATTTCAGGAATAACAAGAGGACAATATGGAACTTCAGATGTTACACATAGTGATGGTTCTACAGTTACAAATGCAACTGATTATACAGGTTGGGGTAATGCAGTCGGCGCTGCAACAATAACTCTTGAACCAGGTCTTTGGTCTTTAAGTAACTTTGGTCAAGTATTAGTTGCAACTATTGCAAATGGAAAAACATTTACTTGGGACTCGGGGATCGCGGCTAGATTAACAACAAGAGCTTCTACAACAACAGCAGGTTTTGCTACAACAAATAATCCTGTTGCTTCTAGATTAACTTTAATATCACCAACAACAAGACACTTAATTCATTTTGGTACAACTATAGATAATGTAGATGCTTTAACACAAGATGATATGTTTATAAGATTTTCAGATCAAGAAAATATTAATGAGTATACAGTACAAGCAACAAATAGTTCTGGTACATTTAGATTACAAGATGGAACTAAAATAATTGGATCATTAGTAGCTAAAGAAACAATTCTTATTTGGACAGACAATGCATTATATACAATGAAATTTGTTGGAGCTCCTTTTACATTTGGATTTGAACAAGTAGGAACTAACTGTGGATTAATCGGCAAGAACGCTGTCGTTGAAATAGACGGTGTTGCTTATTGGATGAGTACTAATGGTTTCTTTGCATTTGATGGTACAGTTAAAACATTAGCATGTTCAGTAGAAGATTATGTTTATGATGATATTGATACAACTAAAGGTCAACAAATATTTGCTGGGTTAAATAATTTATTTACAGAAGTTATTTGGTGGTATCCAACATCAGGATCAGATTTTAATAATAGATATGTAGTTTATAACTATGGAGAAGATAATTTAAGATTACCTATGGGTAATTGGTATACAGGTGTTAATGCAAATTCAATTAGAACATCATGGATAGATTCTTTAATTTATCCTAAACCTTATTCTACAGCTTATAATAGTTCAGGCACAGGAAATTTTCCTGTTGTTGTAGGTGAAACTGGATTAGGTTCTTCTGTATTCTTTGAACAAGAAACTGGTACTGATCAAGTTAATCCAGATGGTACAACAACAACTTTAACATCTTTTGTAGAGTCTTTTAATTTTTCTTTACAAAAAGATCAAAGTGAAATTTTTTTAGCAATGAGAAGATTCTTACCTAACTTTAAAATATTAACAGGAAATGCAGATGTTACTATATCTGTTTCTGATTATCCTTCTTCTAATGGAACGGCAACTACTTTAAGTCCATTTACAATTACGTCTAGCACAACAAAAGTTGATACACGTGCAAGAGGAAGATACGCAAATATTAAAATAGAAAATACTGGATCAGGTGAAACATGGAGATTCGGTACATTTCAGGTAGACCTACAACCAGATGGAAGAAGATAATGGCAAAGATTAATGTAAGAATACCAGAACCAAAAAAACAATATGAAGTAGATAATCAAAGACAGATTACTAGAGCTTTAAGAATTGTAACTGAACAATTAAACTCTACTTTTTTACAAGACTTAAAAGAGAGCCAAGAAAGATTTACTTGGTTTGGATTAGGATAAAAAATGGCAAATATATATAAAAATTCAAAATTAGATTTAACTACTGCGTCAGCTACACCTTTATATACTGTACCAAGTAACTCTAGAGCTATCATAAAATCTATATTAGTTTGTGATGATAGTGGTAGTGGAAGTACAATTACAGTAACCATAACAGATATTTCTAGTAATATTTTTGTATTGTTTAATGTAAAAAGTGTAACTGGAAATACAACAGAACAATTGTTATTAGAACCATTAGTGTTAGAAGAAAGTGAAATATTAACCGTTACTGCAGCAGACGCAAATCGTCTACATGTAGTAGCATCCATATTGGAAATCAACAGAGAGGATAGATAATGCCGTTTATAGAACAAGAAGCTTCAATTAGATATGAAACAATTAATGGTAAAAAAGTACCAGTAATTACTCCTAAATCAGAAGTTACTTTAATTAACAAGGAAACAGGAAAAGAATATATGTCTGATGCTGAAGCATTAGCTGATATTCAAAATCCTAATACTTCTACAAAAGCAGAACACGTTTCTAGAAGCGTTAAAATTACAGTAGAAGATATTAAAATAGGTGCAGATACAAACATATTCTAGATTGACGGAGGATAAAAAAACAAGTAAAATACGTAGTTACAGCTTCTTTTTTTCAAGATTAGCTATCTTGCTAACTACATTACATTAATAAAATTATGGGATTTTTAAAAAAAATAACTAGACCAATATCAAAGGCATTAGATAAAATAGTACCTAATGAGGTAAAACCATTCTTACCTTATTTGGCAGCGGTAGCACCTTATATGTTACCACCTGGAGCAGGATTAGGGGCGTTAGGTGGATCTTTAAATCCTATGCTTCAAAGAGCTTTGTTGTCAGGTACTTTAAATCTTGGATCACAATTAGCACAAGAAGGAAGTGAAGGAGATTTTTCTGGTATATCTTTAG